CCACGGCGGAGCCGTTCCGTAACTTCGTAACTTCGCGCTGACGCCGTAAGATTAGACCGTAGGTTGGAATTGACGGCGAATATGATCATAACATTCTCCGTCAATATATACTCTATTCGCTTCGCCGGTCAAATCTTACGGCGGGGAACGCTTGGGTTGTGTTTTTTATGTTGAGCGGCGTCAGCGCGAGGTTGTGTAGGTGCGGAATGCCGGCTCTGCCGGAATGAAGCACCAGAGCAACCGAGCAACTAGCACCGCTTCTTATCGAAAATAGAAATAATCTCCTTCATCAACATTTCAAACTCTTCGCGCTGTGTTTCCGAGAGATTGAGGGTTAGCTTTAACTTCGAGAGAATATCCTGAAGACGGGCTCGCTCCCTTTCGATAGTCGCGGTTCTCTCTGCCTGAATTCTGTATTCCTCAGCGAGAGTATTGAGACGCTTCATTTCGGCAGAATAGTCGGTATTTTCCTTCTGAATCAGGTTCTTGTATTTATTGTAGTGATTAATAAAAGCAGTAGCGACATATCCAGAGATATTATGAGTATTAAAATGAATACCGGTAAGAAGTTCGACCATTTCATCCTTGTACTCATCCTTGACGATTTTGCTATCGACGACGGTTTTCACTGCCTGAATATGAGAAGCGAGCTCGCCGAGAGATTTCAAGAATGAAGGGCGCATTGCGTCGAGAGATTGAAGATAATCCGTATCCGCAATAAGTTTCTTATAATGCGTCTGAATAGTGCTATTGAGGCGGGTGGTCTCATCATATAGCTTCTTCATATTGGCACGGGCGGCTTCAAGACGAAGCTGTTCATTTTGAAGAGTAACACTCACCCCGTTGTAATTATCGCGGTTTTCATTTTCAACCTTCAGCTGCTGATCACTTGTTTCCTTCATGAGAGACAATATCTTTTCCTGAAATTTGGTAAGTTTATTGCTAGCTTTGGACTTTGTGCGAATAATTTCGTCGATGACTGATTGTTTTGTGACGCTCACGGGGGCGGCCTTTGGAGCAGCCACCGGCGCAGAGACGGTCCTAACAGCAGCAGAAACAGGAGCAGGAACAGGCTTGGGGGAAACAACGGGCTTGGGGGCAACAACGGGCTTGGGAGCAGGAGCAGTAACAGTCTTTGGAGCAGGGGCAACAACTGGCTTGGGAGCAGGCTTAGGAGCCGCAGGCTTGGGAGCAACAACAGGCTTGGGAGCAACAACCGGCTTGGGGGTAGCCTTGGGTGCGACCGCGACTGGAGCCGGCTTAGGAGTCATAAAATAGCGGCAATAAACACGATTGTGGTTATTATTATCGCTAGTCCATAACCATTCCGCATCAGCAGGAATATTAGGGCGAGAACCACGGCCAACAGAACGCCAAATATTATTATCTGAATTCTTTCCATAACTAACAGCCTTTGACCATGATGAATCATCAAAGTTATTCATGGTCCAACCCTTGCTTTCTTTTGTTGAACAACGCCAATCGGCTGGCTTAGTCGGTTTTCCGCCAAAAACGCCGATAAATGCTGCGGGACCGCCTTTATCAACACCGTCGATAGCAATTACATCACCTGATTTAATAACAAGTGAGAATTGATACGTTGTTGTCCAGCTTGTACCGCGACCAACCTTATTACCATTGACATACATATCGAACTCGTTATCACACGTAAAAAACACGCCAACTGGAGTACTGACAGATACAGTAGGAGCAGTCCTTATAACAACTGGTAATACAGGAAGAGCCATAGCGGGCTTGGGTGTAGGCTTGGGGGTAGGCTTGGGGGTAGGCTTGGGGGTAGGCTTGCGAAGGGGCTTGCGCTTGTGAGCATGGTTGCGCTTAGGCTTAGGCTTAGACGCAGGCTTTGGCGTGGGCTTTGGCATGGGCTTCGGCATGGGCTTAGGCGCGGCTCTAATCACGACTACTGGCGCAAGCCTCGGAATGGGCTTCGGCGCAGGCCTTGGAATGGGCTTCGGCGCGGCTCTAATAACGACTACTGGCGCAGGCCTCGGAATGGGCTTCGGCGCAGGCCTTGGAATGGGCTTCGGCGCGGCTCTAATCACGACTACTGGCGCAGGCCTCGGAATGGGCTTCGGCGCGGCTCTAACGACAACTACCGGTGCGGGAGCGGGCCTCGGCGCGGGTTTGGGCGCAGGAGGAGGAGGCCTCGGCGCAGGTTTCGGCGAGGAAAATATTCTACGAATTACTTTCGAAAACCTAAGCAATTTTCGCTCCGACGAATGAGCCGACACCTCACTATTATTTACCGAAACCACATTTTCGCCGATGTAAGTAGCATTAACAACACCAGTGGCGATTTCAGTCTCGGTATCACTGACATTATAATCGGGCATCATCTTCGGAACATCTATTATCGCAATTCCTGCGACGAGAGATGCCGATAATAACCCCAAAATCACTGATGACGAGATACGCATTAAATAGCAGTTATACTATAAATGAATAAAATATCTTTATGTCTTTGCGTGTTTGTATTTTACAATAAACATAATAAACAATATATGTTGATAATATATATTTGTAATGTCGTCGGCACACGAAGAATCTGATATAATAAATAATAGAAGTGAAACACGTAAATTATATTTGACATTGTTGCCGTATAGTTTATATGATAATCCTTACAAACAATACCATCGAAAGATTAAATTAAAACGGAAGCAAAATAATGTATCCCAGCAACAAAATTCAGAATTTATAATTATTCCATCATCATATAACGTTTCTGCCGCAGCCTCCGCAGCCGCCGCCTCCGCAGCCGCCTCCACGGCATCCGATCCTTCCTCGGCCACCACCACCACCACCACCGCAGGTGGTATTAAACCGCGTAAAAAAATGAAAATAACAACGGAGGCATTCGATGGAATCGGGGGTGGCGGCGGCGGCAGCGGAGCCAACTCCCAACAAGAATCGCCTAAACACATCGGCTCATTAATGATGGTAGAAGAAGATAATCCCACAAATGTCATTATATTAAAACCGGTCGAATATGAAAAAATGAAAACAGCCAAATACAGTCTAGCCGACCTAAAAGAATTGTGTTCGCATTATGGGATTAAAAAATCAGGAACTAAGCCGGACCTAACCCAACGTATTCATACATTTTTAAAACATACATATTTCATTCGTCGAATCCAACGTTCGTTCAGGACATTTTTATCAAGAAAGTATTATAGGTTATGCGGCCCTGGATATTTACATACATCCAATTGTGTAAATGATACCGATTTTTATACATTCGACAAGCTATCAAATATAAAACCGATGGAACTTTTCACGTATCGCGATACCGATAATAAAATCTACGGATTTCATATTGCGTCTATATTTCATCTCATTATTACATCATATCCGACAATAACAAATCCATACAATCGAAATGTTATTCCGCCAAGTATCATCAAGAATGTATATGAAAAACTCATCTACGGTTCGTTAATCGGATTTCGCGTATCTGTTAAATTGGACGAGGATGACAACAACTCCGACAAGGATGAAGAATCCGCGAATGGCGGCGCTGCTACTACCACAGGACTATCCCGAGAGAAACAGGAAGAGTTATTTATCGTGGATTTATTTCAGCACATTAATACGCTTGGTAATTATTCCGACTCCGAATGGTTTATTGCGTTACAACGCGAGGAGCTCATTCGTTTCATTCGTAATCTTCATGACATCTGGTATTATCGCGCAAATTTAACACAAGAAGTGAAAGAACGTATATGTCCTCCGCACGGTAATCCATTTGTTTTACATAACTCGCATGTAAATATGAATATCCTTACATTACTTACTTTTTCCGAAATTCGAACAATATGTGTATCTATCATAGAACGCATTACCAGCAGAGGAATTTCGCAGGAAGACCAATGTCTCGGCGCATTTTATGTGCTGGCTACGCTCACAATCGTAAATCAAGATGCGCGTAATGCGTTGCCGTGGTTGTATGAAGCTGTTGTATAATGATTTGCTCGGACTATGCTGACGCCAAAAACAACTTAAAAAGACTTTACTCATATGTGTATAACCGATAACATGGTCAAGTCTTCTTCTTCTTCTACTACTGTCGCTCCCGCTACTTCCGCCGCTGCTGCTCCTGCTGCTGCCGCCGCCGCTCCTGCTAAGGCCGCCAAGGCCCCTGCTGCTCCCAAGGCTCCCAAGGCCGCACCTGTTGCTGAGTCGGCTCCCGTTGCCGCTCCTGCTCCCGTCGTTGATGGCGCTGAGGCTTCTACCCCCGTCGCCGAGGTTGATGGCGCTGTTAGCACCGCCCTTTACGCTAGCGTTCTTACCAAGCTTCAGAGTGCCCAAGCCGTTCTTGCCTCCATCCGCGCTGAGGTGAATGAGTTGAAGCGCCAGCATGCTCGTGAGCTTCGTGCCGCCAACAAGGCCAACAAGCGTCGCAAGACCAATGCCAACCGCGCCCCCTCCGGTTTCGTTAAGCCCACTCTGATTTCCAACGAGTTGGCCGCATTCTTGGGTAAGCCCGAGGGCAGTGTTCTTGCCCGCACTGAGGTTACTCGTGAGGTCAATGCCTACATCCGCGCTCAACAGTTGCAGGATAAGGACAATGGTCGCAAGATTAACCCCGACGCCAAGCTTCTCAAGCTTCTCAAGCTGAAGAAGGGCGAGGAGCTCACCTACTTCAACCTTCAGAAGTACATGGCCGCCCACTTCGCTAAGTCGGTTCCTGCCGCTGCCGCCGCCGCTGGTGGTGCTGTCAAGGCCTAAATACATTCACAGCCAACCATTATTTGTTGGAAAACAAAAACAAAAACAAAAATAAAAATAAAAATAAAAATAAAAACAAAAACAAAAACAAATACATAAAAAACAAAAATGAATATAACGTGGTTCCGCGTTACGTTCATTTATTCCCTTTGGTGCGAATAATTCAAATACTTTTATCACGATTGCGTGATTTCTTTCGATCCTGCTTCCTATGAAATGTATGTAATTCTTGAAATGATGACGCATCTATCCCATAAACTTCATTTGCGATTAGATTTGCGTGTTTGTCCTGACTTTGTTCTAAGCCATATACCGCAGAAGAAGTGACCGAGCCGGCTCCTGAGGAAAGTGACTGGATAATAAGGTCGTCGCTTGGCGACGATTCGATGAATATAAAATCCTCCTTCATCATAATTTCGACGATGCGTTTTTTTTGAATATTTTCTCGATTAAGAACTACTAATTGTTTGTATTGGTTGCTATTTGATATATCGAACATGGTTTCATTTAAGATATATGGTATTGAGCCTGTCTCTGGGATTACCTTGCTGCCGCTGCTGCTGCTGCCGCTGCTGCTGCCGCTGCCGCTTTTTCCATTATTATCGTGCGGCACATGATGCTGTAGAGGTTGTTCAGAATACCAATCATAAAAGCCGCCGCCACTGTCATGATATCCTTGAATCTCTTTTGCGGTAAGTGTTTTGTATTTTGTTATTTTCTTGAAAACCGAATCAGGTGAAACATACGAAGCAGAATCAGGTAAGCATCGTGAATAATCAGTTCCACTAACAACACACATCATTTTGAACTCTTGTTGTGTGAGAGATAGTGTCTTCAGAATTTCTGGTGTGCTGTAACTAACCACCGAATGGTTTAATAAACTAATATTGCGCAATACGGTAGGACATCCATAGACAAACATGTCTGTATCATCGCTCAAGCACGCATCGACGCGTTTTTTTATCGATAGCTTGGCGCATAACGCATCGGCTTCTCCTTCCGCGTCGATTGTCGCGAATCCAAAACTCACCAGCAATTCTTTCACATCAGATATATCGCAATCTCTCAGGCGGATGAATTGCTTCTTTAGTTCGCGCATCGTTTCTTCGATGTCGTCCAATTCAGTCGTCGTTATATCACATCCAGATGCGTCCTTTCGGTCTTTCGCGATTTTAACAAGTGTGTCGTATTGCTTTTTAGCAGCATCCTTTTTTCTTTTACGCATTTCTATCACCTCTGTTTTCTGGGGAGGAGGAGGTCCATCAAACACAAATACTGCGTGAATATCATAATATCGAAACACCGATGCCATGAGGTACATATTCTCCAATAACGCGCCTTCTCCTGAATACCGGTACATGTAAATACTTGTATCCACCGCGATTCTCTTTCCGGATAATTCCCTTAAATGAATACGCGACGACGCATTCGGGCATTTGTTTTGTATAAATCTGTTTAAATTGCGAACACCCATTCTCTACTTTTTGTGTGAAGACACTTCTTAACATAAAAAAATATATTTGATTCAATTTTATTACAGCGGTCGAGATATGTATTTTACGTGTGTGCGAATTCATCTTCATCATCACTAATAACAATATTCTCGTCTATTATGATAACATGCTGCTCTTCATTTGTGTCCTCGGGCGGTTGAGCAATCGGGCCAACATATTCAACAATCGGTTCATCATCGCCATATTCTTCCGCAATCTGCTGTAACGCATTACCTGCTTCTTCCATGAGAGCTGGCCGCAGTTCCTCCCTAGGCTCGGAATGTTCGCGATGTTCGTGACGACTAATACGGCGCTTCACATAATCCTTCAAGTCATAGTAATCTCGGTCCAGTTCGTGATAAACATCGTCGTCGAGTTCTCTCAAATCATCCTTCAATTGTTCCACCGTCTCTTTCGTATCGGACAACTCCGCATCCACCATTCCGATACTTTGTTTGAGTGTTTGACATGTCTCGCGCAATTGCTTCACATCTTCCACCGTGCCGAAATACCGCGTCGAATGATACTGGTTAGAGCGAGTAATAAGATCGGTCAAATCATTATTTACTCTTTCGGTCTCGCGGCAGATCGCATCCGAAAACTCCGTTCGCAAACGATTCTCAACCTGTGTATCTGATGAGTATGATTGTCCCTGCTTGATTTGAGCCAGAAGGAAGTCCTCTAGATAGTTAATCCGTTGAGTTGTCACTTCGTTTGAACGAGTAATAAGACCGGTCAATTCGTCATTCACGCTTTGGACCATTTTAGTGCTGATGTTGCTTTCATATTCGACTTCACGGCAGATCGCCTTCGAGAACTCCTCGCGCAAACCCCCCGCAACATGTGTGTCGGCATAATTTCGGGTCTGTTGGATCTGACGCATGAATATATCTTCGAGGTCTTTCATTCGCTGATTTGTCTCCTCACTCTGTTTCACCGCGGCATCCAACTTTGCCATCATGTTGTTTTCACGCTGCAGGAACATCTCATAATCGCGATAGTATGTCTCGTTGAGCAGTTCCATTTCTTCATATACCTTTCCGAGTTCATCTTCCAATCTCTTATTCTTGGTTTCAAGGTCGGTGCGCGTCTTATTGACGTAATCGAAGATTTCATTATCGGCGTTGTAGGCGCCGTATGAAAGTGTCTCGCGCATTTCCGCGCATTTCTTATTTACATATTTCCGGATTTTGCGAACAACTGTCGCGGACGATGATGATTCAGAATCATTGGGTTGAGGCGCATCGTCTTGTTTGGCTTGAAGCCAACTGAACTCATTTCGAAGGTCTCGAATCTCTTGATATACCTCATCCGTACAGCGCTTGGTAGCCTCGCCTTGGCTTTCGAGGTCGGTTTCAATATTATCATACTTGGCAAATAGAGTGGCAACATTACGCCAAATCATCGTAAGCTCGTCACTGTTATCGGTATATTTGTTGTTATTCTCCGCAGAAATCGGGATAAGAGGAGGAGGAGGAGGCGACGATGACACACCGCCACCAGATGATGACGTGTAATACTTAGAATTATCGACCGTAAGGCCAATAAGTCTTCCAACGGATGTTTGAGGGATAGGGCGCGACATGATGATAGCGATGATATATATGAAATACATCGATTTATATTCAATTTTTGTATTATTGTAATACTAACATCAATCGGGGGTCATTCTCATTGTTGTATTTATACGACGCACCGATGACGCTGATGACGATGACGCTGATGACGCCGAAGCCGCAGACGACTCTATAAACGATATCATATTCAACAATACAGGATCTCTCCCAGCACGACAAAGAAATTCAACGAAGTGTTGAAGATTATTGTTACTTTTTGAAAATCGTATCGCTTGAATGCCGCCATGACTGCGGCGTCGATTGTTATCACAACACCAGCATATAAATGGAAGAGCATACACCGAGAGAATACCACCAAGTATATAATACGCATATACGTTTGTATCTTCTTTGTATCGTTTTCGACACACATCCATATTTTCCGACGTAATATCCGAATATTTCAATTTCATGATATCGAGCACTTTCACGATTTGATACACGTTGAATAGCGCGTTTTGGGCGAGTTTCTCTCGAACACTTCGTATGAAATGTGCGCGTGAATCCGCCGTCGGTTCTTTCTTAAAATACGTATCAAACATAACAGTTATAATTCGCGCCCACACTTCAGTGTATGTTTCAAATAATAAGATATCGCCGTGTGGAATACAGAATATGTTGCGCATACGTTCATTCGCCTCTCGTAAATCCAAGTCAATAAAATCCATGTTAAAGTTGTGCATCGATTCATGAACAAATACCTTGAACCATTCTTCTGTGCGATATACGACAATCTCGCCATGTGTTTCACAGTTTCGAGTAAGACCGGTATTTACATGGATTGCCGAGAGAATATGGTCGTCATCGTCGGTTGGTCGAGGGCGCTCCTTTTTGAAAGGAGTCATATAAAAATAGACGTCGAGTTTTTCGGAGCATTCCTGATTCGCCATTTGACCCACCATCGATATCCAAATAAACACTTTATACGCATACAATTGATATATCGCGATTTCCGCAGCACATAAATACGACGACGAACCATTTTTACTACATACAGAGATATGCGATTCGGGAAATGTTATGAAAAAAAGTGAAACAACCCTTGCGCCGATTTTCGCTTGAAAACGAATACAATATTCCGCTTTTTCGCGAATATATTTATACACTTTAAACGGAATATAGCGATTATTTTCATTCTCAGTATCGCCATGCCGACCAACTTGATGGTCATATTCTCGCTGTAACTCCGATAAAATACGAGGATGCGGTAAATCATTCGCGGAGTTCTTTATTTCGTTGATTTCATGCGTTAAATTTGCGCCTTTTATCGATTCGTTGTTATTTGCGATCGACGACGACGAGAACCGTTGATACATCTCATACTCCGCCGTTCGTAACGCTTCATAAAAGTGTTTGAAGAATCCGGTAGTATTTTCTTTGTTTTCCGTTATTCTAGACCGGATGGTCCGTTCTGATTTCGCATTATAATCACGCGTCAGGGTTTGTATTGCGCTTTGTATTTCGTTGGCATCTTTTTGTATTTCTTCTTCCGTCCACATTACTTGATATTTTATTGTATGATGATATAATATCAACATATAATATAACTAGGATATGTTCGAACTCATTTTCAAGAAATATTTCAAATCAGGAACCTTACACATTTTCGTGTTTTCATTCCTACTATTCATTGTGCTCAACGTTATTGAAAATGTAATCCATTATAATATTGGTAAATATCACGACGCCTCTATCTCCGGTGGTAATTCAAACGGTAAAACTGTTGCTGGTTTTCACTTTACAAATCCATCCGGAACAGATTGGGTGCGTATTGTCATCATTATGTTTGTTTTTGCGGTGCTTCAGGGATTCTTCACGACGTATTTCAGTGTATGCTAGCGAAGCGAGGAAGTATGCTAGCGAAGCGAGGAAGTATGCTAGCGACCGCCCCCACCACCCGTGCGTAATTTGTGACGAACACGCATAAGCGGATGATTTATTTCTGGCTGGGCTCCCCGTTGATAATGAACCAACTTCGCATTTCGCGTGGCCAACAGTATATCCTTTAAATTCTTGTTCTGAGAGAATTTCGCAAATAGCGCGTTTTCCATCTCTCGCTCACTTCGATTGTTATTGAAAAAATCAGGGTCAATCGTTATCTTCGACGGCCTGATAATCGTTTTGTGGTTAAGTTTTCCGCTCTTGCTGCCCGCCGCTTTCGCAAGGACAGGGTCGGCCGACAATTCAGATCTTGAATCTAGAGAGAATTTCAAGTAAAATTCGCGGTTATTATTCTTAAATTTACTGCCTTGATAATAATGCTCTACACTTTGCCATGTATGATTATCCAGCATAAATGGCTCATTCCATGAGTTCGACAATTTGCGCCGCCAATTATCGAATGTCGCCAGTTTATGAAAATGGATTTTCTCCGCTTCAGGTATTCTCTCGCCTGCGCCATTTCCGGGAAGAACGTGCGGATTAGAGTTTGAATAATACTGGAATACGATATCTGGAGTATATAAATTCGCGCCGTTCGTTCGGTGGTAGTTGCTTCCCGACGACGCCGAGTCCATATGAACTTCCTCTAATAAATCATCCAAGCTCTCATTCGGCATTTCATCGACGCGTATGCCGAGTTCGCGTTGGAAGAGTTTGAATTGCGGAATTAGGCAGAATGCGCCAGATTGGCTTTCCAAGCATTTTGTAGTGACGAGTAGTTTAATATCATAAGGGAGTTCCGAAAAGGCGAGAACGCCATGTGTCTTATACGTTATTAAATTATACGTTGTTAATTTCGTGTCAGACATCATATGATTCCGAGGTGTTCGATTACGAGGGCTTCGAGCTCCGCCACTGCCGCCACCTCCGGTCGTCGTCGTCGTCGTGAGCGACGACCCCTTCCCAAATAAAATATAAGCAGTCGGTTCAAATACACCACGTTTTCTAATAATAGGGTCGATGGATTCTATTCCCGCCCCGTTCTCGCACTGTAGGACATTATCGATATCACCCGTTTCATACGCATCTCTCGAAAACATAATGAACTTCATATTCAATGCCCGCTCCATCGTAGCAATCGCCCATGCGTCCGGCCAGTATAGTGACGTCATTATCCGCTCTTTAAGTTGTTCTACAGAGCGCACATCGCGCATATAGTCATACTGCGCCGCCAAAATCTTCGTATATTTCATTTCATCGTGTTTCTGATTATGCTCGATAACGAGTTTTTTCGCCCCCGCAATCATGAGCTGTTGTTGCGCGCGGTCATGTATCGTTGAAACGCGGCGTTTGATATCATTATAATTCGTCACTAATTCTCTCGTCTCGCGGGTTTGTGTTCGTGTAAGTGCGTGATACATCGCGAATTTCTCTCGGTAAGCGCGAAATACCTCATCGCTTACTTCATCGGCGAGTTGTTTTCGCAACTCAAGAATCGTAGTCGTGCGTCCTTGTGTAAGAAGAGCATCGCGAATCACCGCGAAAAATCCGTCACTGGCGCCTTCATTGTCTATGAAATTGAAATACTTATTCCGGAGATACTTCTGTATCCATAGGTCGCTTTCCGGCGAGGGTTTATACTGCCTACGCTCTAATTCAGACTGTTCTTTGGTTTGAAGTGGGAGAATAGATGCGCCAGATAACAAGTGTTTTTGACGAGCATCAAGTCCGAATACATTCTTCGTAGATGATTCCGCGCCGTCGCCGTCGCCGTCGCCGTCGCTGTCGCTGTCGCTGTCGATGTCGATATCAGCCACAATTTTAGGCTTTACAGGTTCCTTTCCGAGAGATTTCTTGATTTCATTTACTTCCGTAACACGTTTTTTTGAGTCGATTGTTGCCGCCGCGGTTGCTGCCGACGCAGCCGCAGAATTCGCGCGCGACTTTCGTAACAACTCCGTATTCACAAAACTATATAATAACGGCGTCAAACGACTAACATCCAAATCACCGGATTCGTCCATTTTCACATTATTCGACGGCATTTCATAGACGCCTATTTGTTTCATGAACTCCATATCAGAGTTGAATAAATAAATCGGAACATATACTACATTATACCGTTTTGAGAAATGATAGTTCAACTGTCCTACACCAATAACGACCTTTTTCGGATCACGCAATAACTGTAACTGGAATAAGGGTGTATTGTAATTGAAATCCTCTTCTTCTAAATGCGAATATTCGTGATAATTGATGTCCTTGTTGAGTTTCGATTTTACCATATGAAATGAAATGAAATGAAATGAATGTAATTATTATATACGTATAAATAATAATTACAGAGTTGTCCGCAGACACCGAGACCATCGAATTCATCGGTGTGTCAATGTATTTCGCACAACACCGGTCGTAGCATCTGTGACCGTTGTAATAAACGACATCTTAAAACGACGGTCTTTGTTTTTATTCAGAGCAGAAATTACACGTTTATATCTATCGACATTATTATCTGATGTCCCTCCAGCGCCCAAATGAAGCGCGTCGTCCTCGTTGCCATAATCCAAGATCTTCTGTTCCTGCCAAATATCGTTAATAGAAAGAAATCCCGGAATATTTATGATGTTTATTCCAATATTACGACGATGATAATAATTGCTTAAAATGACATCATCCGAGAGACGACATATTTGATTATCATTGGCGGTGTATATCGTCATATATTCCATGAAATCATCCCCGAATGTATTCAGTTTTACACATACCGACCCATAACCTTCCGCAATCGTCGCAGTGTCTTTATGTGCGCGTTTTCCATCGAGTTGCATATTCATAAAATCAAAACCGGTTGATGTCCATACATTATTATCGCTCTGCTGTATCATTTTTTCATACGCTTCAATCATTTTCTTCGGGTAAGCAATATCATCGTCCAGATAAATAATACGTGTGTGTTCAGGGTCATATACATCGGCATGCTCTCGTAAGTATAATACAGCGGGGATGATTTTCGTCGCAGGTCCATAATCTACCGCGATACGATTCACAGTGAGAGATTTTCGAATATACTTTGGCACGACATACGTCTCACCGGTTCGCGCAAACTCTTCCGGAATATTCAATATAAATAAATCAGCCTTTCTTGATTGGCCCAAAATACTATTTATCATCGGCCCGCACTTATTGATACGAGTCGGGCTCGTTGTGAAACTAACCACGATTTTCATGGCTTTCATATAGTAATTATAATATAAATCTATTTTTATGTTCTATTCATCATTCTAAATACAGATATGAATATAATTCCAAAAGTATTTGTATCCAGAATACAAGACAATAACATTTTCCATATTTTATATGATTTAATGATGTATTATGACCCGAGTTATACGGCGATCTATATGTATTATGACCAATCTCATAGTGATATTTCTAATATAAACAGCCCGTGTCAGAAATGGCGAAAGTTCCTTCTTGAGCGTATTTTTCGTATGAACGTCAGTTATACAAATAACTTACTTGCTTACAATCAACCGTTACGTTCGCCATTTAATCACACTCATTATATTAAATATGACAATGATCCCATACTACTTCAAATGTTGAAAAATGTAATTCCGGCTGAAAACGGCAAATATATTTTAATGAATCAGCGTAAAGAAAATAACCGATACATGTATGATACGAACACCAATATACCCATACAACTTTTTTTAGATAAGTATAAAGACACGTTTCACATACCGTATCAGTATTGCTGTTTCGACGATATGACACCGGAAGAACAATACGAGATATGTTCCGGAGCCGCGTTATTTATATCAGCTCATGGAGCGGCTTGTACAAACATGATATTTATGCCTATTTCTACGCCACTAATTGAAATCAATTTTCGTAAGGATTGGTATTGTGACCCTGTTTGTGATGGTCATTTTCATAATAAAATTTCATTTGATACAAAATGTGAGGGGCCACTTATTCACAAAGACTACCATAAAGCCGACTTTCATAATTTATGTCATTTATTAGGTAAAAAATACTATGAAATCACACCAGATAAATATAGTGGTCGCTTCCGTGATAGAAACCCAATATCAAAAGAAAATATTCATATTAATGGAGAATATCTCATAAAATTAATACACAAAATTGGCTATTAGTCGCATACGCCGTGGTCGATTTTGTATCACTCACTTCTTCGCCTTTCCGGAGATTTCATCCAGCATATCCAAATGCTTAAATATCGTCTTATTCGTAATACTCGGCTTGCTTTTGATTTTCAGTTTTGAAATTTCAGTAATTTGTTCAACCCGTGCCTTGAATAACTCCACATTTTCATCGTCGTCGCTGCCGCTGCCGCTGCCGCTGCCGCCCTTAACCTTGAATACCATGTGGCTATGCTTCACCATAATGAAGAGATTTTCCACGAGTTCATCCACCTCATTCGTCTTTCCTTCTTGGCGCATATTCGAATACATGAGATCTTGGATTTGCTTCATAAGGGCCAATACTTGAGTCTTCTCCACAATTCCGATTTTCATCAAATTCACGATAAACTGCGACATTGCTTTGCGTTTTTCATTCGCCTTGTTAATATCGCAGAACTTGTCGTAGTTTTTCTTTGGGTCACAGTATTCAATCGTGTCGAATAAGGACATGAACGATGCCAAATTCTTCTCGAAAACATCGCGAAACACGGAGTATTCGGCATGGTCCGGCTCCTTTTCTCTCGCCATCAAATCTTGGAACAACCGTGCGTAAATCTCCGAGTAGAACGAATTCGAACTCGCAGTAGTGAAAATCGATGACGCAATCCGATTCATTACTGATACGGTATTGTGCTCGTCGGATGTTTCGTCGTTACACGCTTTGAACAATTCGTCAATTTCTTTGACAATATTGGCAAGCATCGTAGCATATGTCTTGTCGGTAAGCTTATTCAGAAAAGACCGAATATTGTCAATACTCGATTCAATTCCTTCCTTTTTCTTGAGCTCGGTCTTTTGGAATGATAGAATCGTATCCCATTCGCTATTCGGAATTTGCTGATTGCGCGACGACGGTGTTGAACGGGTAATTGAATGTACGCCAGCCCCGCCAGCCCCGCCGCCACCACCACCGGTTCCTGTGCCGCATCCGCCGCTGATACCGAAACGACTTTGAAACGTATTGGCACTGCTTCCAGCGACATGATATCCGGTATTACCGCAGCCAACGGGACTAACTCCCCCTAACCTAAAATCGCCTGGTTCGCGAACTGGAAAAACGGGTGTTTTGATATAAGTTGGCGCGCCCACCAAATCCGCTAAATCCGAGACTGACTTGATAACCTCGTCTGGTAATTTAAGGTCAAATCCCATATTCATAAATGCTGCATAATCCGGAAGGTCGTAACGATGTGTTATTTTTGCCATAACGTTCGTAGCGGTAGGTGCTTATAATAATACATATATAAGTTTTATATCAATTTTACATGTATTACGTATAATCTAAGTATTCCACGACTTCATATACACGATATCATTCACATTATATCCACAAAATAAATAATTCGCCAGTAAATATTCTTCAGCATTGAACGCCAATCCTTCATTCAAACTCTTTAGTTTTACATCCAGATCATTATTATTTATAATATGCTTAATATTATCATATAAATTACAAACTTTTACATATGTTTCAGGAGCCAACATTAAAAAATAATCAGTTATGATATATCTACCTGAAGAAAACGTAAAAGCATATAACGTTTTATTTTTATCTATAGTTGGAATTGTCCAATTAACCGGAAACCCGTATCCGTCAAATCTTGTTGTAATTACTAGGTCGTATGTTGTGTTTGTTTTGGTAATATAATCTTCAAATAGGTCTTTAACTTTGCTCCTAGTACAAATTTGACTATAAATATTGAAGATATTATCTTTAATAGGCTTTGAGCATTTTACATATGATGATGATTTTCTTATAGATTCCATGTCAGCTACTACATTTTCATTTGTTTTGTCCAATGGTTTTTCATACAGATATGCCAACGGTTTATAAAAATCAAGAATCTCCTTTTTTACGTCATTTTGATTACCAATATACAATGACTTCGGGTCTATTCTTCTCCAAGGTGCGCATTCATATGTAATATTATCGTCGATCCAAGCATGGAAAAAGAAATCATATGTATGTTCGCAGTTTAATTCCATAAATTTATTTATACATTCATACCCACGTTTATAATCTCGAAGTTGCCCAAATAAACATACTGCGATTTTCATGATATATGTTATTTGTATTATATTTTCTTTATATTGATTATTATATTTTCATACATAATATCTATCGGTGAAGGATGGGAATAAACCGGTGTTTTTGACCACGGCGGCGGTGCCATAACAAACTTAAATGTATTCTACTATGATTATTAGACATATACGATAATTTTCGTGACTTACTTTCGAGACCATCCTTTATTATGTCAATTAGCGACGATACTCCTTCAAGTATTCAATCTTCCCCCGATGGCGCCGATGGCGCTGGCTCCGGCTCCGGCTCCGGCGGATCTTATCCCGAATTCAAAGTGTGGGAAGACGTCGGTGAAATTTCCGCCGATCTTCTTCGTGGAATTTACGCTTACGGTTTTGAAAAACCCAGCAATATTCAACAAAAATCAATATTATCCATTATTCAAAAGCGTGATGTAATCGCGCAGGCGCAATCCGGAACAGGAAAAACCGGAGCATTCACAGTCGCAGCACTTCAGAGTGTTGATGTGAGCAAAGCCAAGACACAGGTCCTCATTCTTGCTCCTACGCGCGAACTTGCCCGTCAAATTTATGACGTGATTCAAGGGATTGGCGCGATGATGATCGGACTTACGATGCGTCTGCTCGTTGGCGGAACTTCAACCGCCGATGACGCCGCGGATTTGCGTAAATCAACGCCGCATATTATTGTCGGGTGTCCCGGTCGCGTATTCGACATGATCCGTCGCAATCACATTCAAAGCTCGAGTGTTCATATGTTGGTGCTTGATGAAGCCGACGAGATGCTTTCTGCCGGTTTTAATGACCAGATCTACAATATTTTCCAGTATATGCCGTCTGAAATCCAAGTTATTCTCTTCAGCGCAACAATGCCACCCGATTTATACAGCCTAACTGAGAAATTCATGCGAAATCCTGTAAATATTCAGGTAAAAGCAGAACAACTTACGCTTGAAGGGATTCAGCAGCATTATGTTGCGCTGGACGACGATGTTCAGAAGTATCTGACCCTAAAGGACCTTTTCAAGACAATTTCGGTTTCGCAGTGTATTATTTTCTGTAATTCGACGAAGCGAGTGGCCGACCTTCACGAGGCGATGCTTTTCGACGGATTCCCCGTTTGCTGTATTCATAGCGGAATGGAGAAGGGTGATAACCGCGAGCGCGATAAGGCATATCAGGAATTCAAGGCGGGTGTTCATCGTGTTCTGATTTCATCGAATGTCACCGCTCGTGGTATCGACATTCAGCAAGTGAGCACCGTTATCAATTTTGACATGCCACAGGACGTTCATATCTATCTTCATCGTATCGGCCGTTCAGGACGCTGGGGACGCAAAGGTGTTGCGATCAACTTTGTTACTCGCCGCGATATGCGTATCAAGAAGGAGATTGAGGCATATTATGAGACAGCGATTACAGAGTTGCCTGTGAATTTCATGGAAGGGATTTAAACATTCGTGAGTTTAATTTAGTATATTATATTGTTGCGTCATAACAATACAATACAATGTCGGCTTGTTCTTTTAGTGTATGTTCTTTGATTACAGATGTTCGTGATTCGGTGAATGAAATGCCGCGCGAGCCTGATGAAGTGAAATCGTTATTATTAGAACATTTAGGGTTCGGTAATAAACCTGAACCGAAGCATATTGATGTTACTGCCGTCGAATGCGCATTCAAACACCCTATTTCTTATACTAACCCCGATAAATTACATGAACTACCTACTTCTATTATTGAAGACCTTGAACTGCTTCAAGTGAAACCGAAATTAAATGTAGGAGGTAGTTGTTCCGCCGATGCCGCCGCCGATGCCGCCGCCGACGACACTGTCCATGGCCTATATCATTATATATTCTCTCCAAAATCGGTATATGGAACCGAGCACCTGCCCATTTGGAGTAAGTATTACACCACAGATATCGAATACTTAAAACACACCCAAACATTACTGGAAATGTTCGACAACGAGCTACTGGAACGATGTATCGCGCAAAATACGGAGCATATGACGAGCGTGGAGGCATTTTCAACCATGAAGCTTACATGGAACGAATTCCGCGGAACAGGCAAAATCCATGATTTCAAAGAGAAATTCAGTTATGTCGAAACACCATTTCTCTCGAAACTCAATACATCGTCGTCATTTCTCCAGTTTTTGAGCTTATACAATATTTCATCGCCGGTTATCGCGCTTTTAACGCCGATTATTGTTCTGATTATTCCGTTTTTTGTGCTTTTGATGAAAGGGTTAGGTGTGTCATTGTCGGAGTATCTCGATATTTTGAAGCAAATAATAAGTCAGCATTCGGTGGGTAAATTCTTGACACAATTTGAAACGGTGAGCATCGAACAAAAAATGTATATACTAATGTCGGTGGTGTTTTATTTCATCCAGATTTATCAAAATATCATGGCGTGTGTGCGATTTTACAATAATATCAAGTTGGTTCATGCCCACATTCATACAATCAACGGCTATCTCACCGCGACAGGCGTGAATATGAACTATATGATTCAACTTATTCAGACATACCATCTCTCGACCTATGAACCGTTCCGCGAAGAACTCGCCGAGAGATACCGATTGCTCGAAGAGGTCACGCGAGCACTTACCGATATCTCTCCATTTTCAGTATCTGTAAGCAAGTTTTTTCAGATTGGATATGTGATGAAGAATTATTATTCTCTGTTTTCACAGACCGACCTGAATGAACTACTTGAATACAGTTTTGGCTTTAATGCGTATATGGAGCATCTTACCGCGTGTAGAAGTTTTGTGATCGACGGAATGGTGAAGAAATGCTCGTTTATTCAACATGATGACGTGAGCGAAGAAAAGCCAGAAGCCGTCCCAGAAGCCGTCCCAGAAGCACTCCCAGAGGCCGACATTGCGACTGAAACAAATGACCATGAAAATGACGAGGTTCTGCCTCCACCACCCCCGACGGTTATTTCTACCAAACAACGTAAAGGTATAACTAAGCTGTTTGGTCAGGTATATGCGCCATTAAAGGCACACAACATCAATAAAGTCATCGCAAACGACGTAATTCTCGATAAACAACTTATCATAACAGGACCCAACGCAGCAGGTAAAACAACCGTTATCAAATCCACATTATTCAATATCATAATCTCTCAGCAACTTGGTTACGGTTTCTATGACGGCGCTGAAATAAATCCATATGATTATCTTCATTGCTATCTCAATATCCCAGATACATCTGGACGCGATAGTCTCTTTCAAGCAGAATCACGCCGTTGTATGGAGATATTACGCTGTATCATAGACAATCCGTCGAAGCGGCATTTCTGTATTTTTGACGAGCTTTACTCTGGCACGAATCCGTATGAGGCTGTAGCAGCAGCATATGGATATATTGATTATATATCTAAAAACCCGAAGGTAGATCTTATTCTTACCACGCATTATATAGAATTATGTCGTCTTCTTGAAAAGAAAAATACGGGAGCGATTAGCAACATTCACATGTCAGTGTGTGCTGATACCGGAAAGTATTTGTATAAAATTGCTGACGGAATTTCAACAATTAAAGGCGGATTGAAAGTATTGCGCGAACTGAACTATCCGTCCGAAATCATAGAGAGCGCGGATACGATTATTCAGGGTTAGGTGTAATTTCTGCGATGTATATTCGTAATAATCGTTTGTAATTGTGATAATCTGGATCATCCGTTTCAGTTACATTTTCAAGAACACGAATATCATTGTAAAATGAAATACACATATCTAATGTAGGCGATTCCTCTGGAGTTTTTGACACCGACTCGTATATCGCATCCAAATTCGCGCGGGCTTCTTCATGTTTTTGTGTAAATTGATGTTCATAATAAGAAACATTCAAATAATTTATAAAATTCGCAAAGAGAATCACTATATAATGAGGTTCATTCATCCCAGCATATACATCATAAATGTTACTTATTTTTATGCTGTATTACTAGAGTTCAGCGATCTTCGGTCTATAACTACATTTTTTGCTACCCGACGTATCACTTTCGATATATTACCGTCCTGCGCTCCATCGGTTATTGTCTTTGACAGCTTAAAATAACGGTCATTATCCTTCGTGTGGCTTTTCATACATTGCGGATGACGCGCGGCCCACTCCCCCATAAGACTGACATTTTTATGCTCCACCGCAAGCACCGCATTCGTCATTTTGGCGTGGTCTGGGCCATCGCACTCCCACTTGTCGGCGTCTTTGACATACAACGTCTCTCGTTTAATATCACTACAATGAACTGGGCGTTTGTGTAATTCCGTTTTATTCAAATTTGTAATGAGAATATTCGACATTCCTTCGACATAACCAAGCTTCCCCACATTTTCAAGGTCGTCGGTATTCAACTGAATCGAATTCACGAAATCCTTCATATTCATCGCATCTTTACATTTCTCGTTTAAGAAAAACTGCATATTCAACGTTTGATTATAACAATTATTCAGGTGGTTGTTATTGTTGGTAATGGGTGTCGGAGTTGTCATCGACGACATACTGGTTTTATACATGTCCAACATCTGCGTCTTGAATTCGTTGTTCATCTGCATCATCGCAGTAATTACATTCTTAAGTTCCGCGGTACTCTCGAGCTTCGACGCATCAACCGCATTAATTATACATGACGCGCCGTATTTTTTGTTATGCCGCCATAATCCGGTTCGGTTTATATAATGTCGCTTACAATACTTACATTCATACGCATCGGATGCGGCGGATGCCGACGATGCCGAAGTCACGTGACCACCACCACCACCATCCGAATCGGGATTATATATCACGTTTTTTTGTTCATCTTCTTCATGAAGGTTTATTTGAACGACGTTTTTGATGGGTGTTTTTTGGGGGGTCGAAATATCGCAAATATTTGGAGGCGGGTTTTGGGGGATGCTTTCCACCACCGAACCGACCCCGCCCCCCGAAATGAGACTGTGAATGTAATTTTTACATTTGACGTTGGCAGAACATAACCGTTGATGCTTTGGCGATAAAAGATGTCGATTAAAATCAAATTTGTTATTGGTTTTGATGTTACATGTATCACAGTAATACATAATGCGATTTTCAGTCTTGCGTAAAATGTTGCCTAAATGGCGGGTATTATACACATGGAGGAGAAAAACGCCCCCGATGGGTGGCGGCGGAGGGGTGGCCTGAAAAGGCGGAAAATTTATCGTCACAAATATTTTGATTGATCGAAAAAAGTTGTGACTGGTCAGTCACAAAACACGCAAAAAACGTGTTTCAAAAGTCCTACGCAAAATGCGAAAAAGGACATTCTTGGGCATGTTGCCATATGTTGCCATTTAAGCAACATTTTACGCAAGCGGTATATTAATGCTATATATACTAGAGTTATGACGATATATCGTCTAAATATTTTCTATTTTTAAACGGAATATTTTTGGCTGAAAAGTGGTTGAACGCCGACCTTCGGTCCTTCCTGCTCCGGACTTTTGGAATGGAATGGAATCCACCGTTTTCAAACGGAATATTTTTGGCTGAAAAGTGGTTGAACATGGACCATCGGTCCTTCCTGCCCCGGACTTATTCCGTTCAAATTTCAAATATAACATCGCCGATTATTATATTATAAACCGCGATTTACGAGAGAATGGTCGAGTTGAGTTTTTTAACGATAATTGTTAGTTTAGCCGTTAGCGCATTATTAGTATATGCGGTGTTTCAATACATGAAGGTTCGTTTGACCATTTTAGAGCAATCCCATAAAGAACAAGCAATGATTTTACAACAATTTATAGAAGAATCATCCACGGATATTCACCGATTATATCAAATTTCATCATCATCATCTTCCAACGGTGGCGCGATTCCAACAAACGGAAGTATCATACTTGAATATGCGAATGAAAAGCCCGCCGCCTATAATGAGCCACATACAATTCATTTAGATACTGCTTTTTTTCAGAATAAACGCAATAGCAATCTTATCGAAATATCATCGGATAGCGAAGATACTACAGATCAGGGAGAAAGCAGTGAAAGCGGCAGTGACAGCGGAAGTGACAGCGGAAGTGACAGCGGCAGTGATAGCGGCAGTGACGGCGGCAGCGTTATAAACTGCGACGTCAATGTAACAACTGTAATGAACGACAACGCAGAAGAAGAACATGTTGCGACAGTAGTCTCTGAAATTGTAAGCTCACCTGAAATAAAGGTAGTCACCGTTGATTTAGGGATAATTACGGAACCGGAAATAAAAGAAGCAGAAGAAGTAGAAGCAGCAGAAGCAGCAGAGGAATTAGTTCCAATTTCTGTAACTATAGAATCACCTATAGAGCCTGCTGAATGCGAGGCAGAATTACACGCACCGGTCGCGGCTATACCTCTAACAAGTATGTCGGTTCCTGACCTTAAGCTTCTTCTTAAGGAGAAATACAAGAATCACCCCGAAAAACACGCCGAAATCCAAAAACTAAAAAAGGCCGAGCTAATCTTTGCTTTACAACAACAAACATAGTAATGTAGATTTTTATTCTCATAATATACATAATAATGTCGCTTTCGCAACCACATTGGGCCAAGAATTATAGTTCAAGTCATAATGTCTATTTTGATTTTCCGCCACTTATGACCGACGGACGTAATTTTTCAGGTTGGCAGCCAGGCAACGCCGTGAATGATTCGATTCGCCGTGCGGAAAACATAAAGACCAACTGGGACTATCGCAGGTATTTGACAACAAACGCCGACCAGATTATGAGCATCAACCGTATTGATGCCGTGAATATGTCGAATCATGGTTCATTTGAGGTGAATTCTTATGAACAAGAGCAGCGAAATGCTCCATTCATGTATTCATCTGTTATGGATACGAGAGAACCTTTTGGATATGTTCAGAGTGATCTGAAGGATGTATATCTCTCGAGAGAATCACTTCAATCGCGCATGGTCGCGCCAGAAATCACGCAAGAGCAGGTGCTCGCTTTCCAGCGTCAGCAGCAACAGCAGCAACAGCAGCAGCAACCACCGCAGAGACGATAAGCCGTGTGCGAGAGAACTAACATATATAAACCTTTATTTGTAATGATTGTTATATCCAAACATTACAAACAACGAGAGAATGCGAATTATCAGTTTTGATGTAGGTATGAAGAATTTAGCATATTGTTTATTTCATATACCAGATTCTCTCGTAGCATCGACGGCGGCTTCTTCGTCGGCAGCTTCAGCGACAAACATCATTCATCAGATTAAGATCGAGAGATGGGACGTAATCGATTTACGTTTTGAACCCGTATCGCCCGAAAATCAGGCATTGACAGCTGAAGTTGCCGCTGAAATACCGAAACGAACATGTAATAACGACAGTAAATTAGCCAAATGGATGTATTTACCGACAGCGCCGGCAGAGACACCGATTCTCTCGACAACAGCATTATTGTATTGTGCGAAATGTGCCGATAAATCTAAATATAAAGTTCCATCTCGAGAGATTTTACCATTCAAACGCAAGCCCGAGCTTATCATGAAGAAGAAACTGGGCGAACTCATTGATATGAAGGCAAATCTCTCGGAAGCGACGGCAACGGCAGTACCCGCAGCAGCAGCAGCACATAATATTAAACTCCGGAAAGCCGACCTAATCAAAGAAATAACAACGATACTCTCGAGAGATTATATGGAACCATTTGAAGAGAATAAATATACCGTTTATAATACTACGGGAGTAACAGAGGCACCAGCGGTGAAACCCAAAAAGCCAAACTATACGTATGCTCATGACCTAGATTTAATCACATATGGCCGCAATTTAATGAAACATCTCGATGCCATTTTGTATTCATCTAGCACGGACAACACATCAATCGACATGATGATTATTGAAAATCAAATCAGCACCCTCGCCTCTCGAATGAAAACGCTCCAAGGAATGATTACGCAGTATTTTATTATGAAGAATATACCGCAAATCGAGTTCATCTCGGCATCATGTAAATTAAAACTTTTCACGGAATCGACGCATCATGCCGACGCCGACGCCGACGCCGACGCCGACGAGTTACTTGTAGATGCTTCGACCTACGCCGACCGAAAGAAGTCTGGTATAGCTGTTTGTCGCTCTCTCGGCGAAATCTCTCGAAAACGTAATTCGGATTATGCGAAATGGATGCCCCTATTTGAAAATCATAAAAAGAAGGATGATCTCGCCGATTGTTTTTTACAGGGCTTATGGCGTGTTCATTTATTATGTGCGGTGTGAATGAAATAATATTGTATTCTGAATATTCATACAACTGACGATTATTTTAGTATAAAGATTACAATCTAATATATTCCATACGAAGAACATACAATGGCGGAAGAAATTGATTTAGGTGCTTTGGATACGATGCCGACATTTACATTCGGTAGCGGTAGTAAGTCGTCGTCTGGTGGCGGTGGCGGTGG